GCCGATACGCTCAACGCCACATTACCAACTCCTGCGCTGGCCGCTATAGTATCATCCACACTTCCGCCATCTGCAAAGTGCGGAACCGCACCTGCGTTCATCGCGTTCAATGTACCAATACCGATACGGTCAACCGCGCTGGAGCGCAGAACATATTCACCATTGGAAAGCATCGCCGGAATACTGTCGCTGGTTCCGGTTCCAGGGCCACTGATATAACCGCCCATTGCTTTACGCAGCATAACTTTTCCGCCATCTGTACCAAAAACAGCAGCACTTGCATTTCTCGCGGCCAACGTGGGGTCGCCCACTAACGAGAAAATAGCAAACAAAGACAACCATTGCGACAGGATTTGAACCGCATTTTTTAAGATGCCTTTTACAAAGTCTGCCATAGCTTCTTTAGCAGATTTTTCCCCCATGATAAAATCAGTCATTGCATTGGCCATGCTCATTCCGACCTGTGTCGCATATTTTACTGTATTGTCTGCCCATGTTTTTGCATTCTTTTCCGCATTGGCCTCTGCAGCAGCTGCTTCTGCCAGCGTTGTTTTATACTGCTCCGCAAAATCCGCAATGCTTTGGTTTTTGGTAGCGAGTTCTTCCGCCAGCGCTTCCGGCGTAGTTTGCAGAATCTTTGCCAGACCGTTCAACTGAGCTTCCGGATCCGGATTGGCAACGGCCGCATCAACATCCTGCATAGCAGTAACTAAATCTTCTTTGATTTTCTCAATTTTGGGGCGGATATCGTCCGGCTCACCAAACGCAGCATCGAGAATGGTTTTGCTTTGCTCCTGAAGATCCTTCATGCTGCCTTCAAAAAGCGTTGCCTTTGTTCTGGCTTCATACAGCTGATTCTCTGCATTTATCTGATCTTGAATACTTTTAATGGTTTTTTCACGCGTACTGGCGTCTGCGACTTTTTCCGCCAAATGCAGCTCATTGTTATACCCTTCTATCAACTTATCGTGCGCATCTTTAATGGCAGCTAATTTGATGCGCTGCGCTTCTGTTTCTTTTTCTTCGCCAACCAACATAGCCATGTTAACCTTGGCTAATTCAAGGGTAGCTTTAGCTAAATTCCATTTTTGTTTTTCGGCGTCAGCATATTTTTTTACTACAGCTTCAATAGCCTTCTCCTCTTCAGATAATGCCTTTGCTGCGCCGCCGCCACCGCCACCACCAGAACGCCCGCCGCCACCGCCGCCATACGAACGCTGGCGAAAATGGTTTTCGGAACTTCCTCTCTTAACAGGTGCTCCAAACGTCAGCCCCCAGCTTTTCCCAACTTCGCTGCTAAAGTTCTTGCCAATGGAACTCATTACAGCTTTGACCGCGTTGTACAGAGCCATAACGGCGTCAACCGCAGGCCGAATCGCTTCGACCACTTGCGCGCCAAAACTCTTAAAGGCTGCATACGCATCATGCAGGATAATGATGATCAGCTTGATGGTATCCAGTACAAAGCCCAACAAACCGCCGATAAAATCAAGAACTTCACCCGCGATCGCTTTCAGATCCGTAAATGCACCGGTAGCATCACTGCGTACCATATCCACCAGCGACTGTGTAAAGTCAATCAGTTTCTGTACAATCTCCGACTGGTTGAATGCGTCAAAAATACTATTACCAATTTCCGCACACATTGTGGACAGGTTTCCGGTAACATCCCCCCAAGCATCAATGGTATTGTTTTTGCTCTCAGCCATCTTACCGTCATACTGGTGGAGATAATCGGTCAGCGCTCCGATAGCCTGCTGAGAATCCAGCGTGCCAGCTTCGATGGCTTCCATGGCCTGTTTACCATTCATACCCAACGAAGCAAACGCAGCGTCCATATCAACGCCTGCCATTTTCAACTGCTGGAGCTGTCTGCTTGTCAGTTCCCCGACAGCCTGCATCCGGCTGATGGCATCCACCAACTGCTGGGCGCCAGCTTGTCCGGTTCCAAGTCCTGCAGCCGCATCCGCGCATAACTGGATGAGCCCTGCTGCACTCTGGGCGCTGTATCCCATACGCATGAGCTGTTCGCCCATGTTGAATACGGCCTGCTCATCGAAATTAGTATTGCGGTACACATCATTCAGCGCACGGTACGCTTCCGTAGCCGTTGTCACACCGTTGGTCATCGCGGCCAGCTGCGCAATGCTCTGCTGCATCTGTGCGCCCAGGCTGATAACCTGGTTCGCCATATCACCCAGCGCAGATATAACGCCAGCGGTAATACTGGCAGCCAAACCACCCAGCGCCACACTGAATGCCGTGGTAAAACCTTCTGTCATCTTGAACGCGCTGGCTAATCCTCTGGCACCCTTATCGCCATCGGCCATAGCCTTTACGCTCTTTTTGATTTCCGCTGTAGTTTTACCGATGTCCGTCGCATAGGACTTATTGGCTGCCTTCTGTTCGTTAATGGACTTACGGAGCTCAACCATTGCGTCCCGCTGTTCCTTGGTTGCCTGTGTGCCTTCCTTGGTAGCCTTCCGCATGTCGTTCAGCTCTTTGGTCATTTCAGCCACAGACTGTTGACCATCGGCCAGGGCCTTATTTAGTTTTTGTAATTCGTCTGACTTAGCCTCTGTAGTCAGGGTAATTTTTGCATCAGGCACGGTTTCACCACCTTATAAACTGATATGCTTCTGCATATATTCCACAAGCTGCTGCCGGAAATAATCCTCAATAGCAGCCTTATTGCTCCCAAAATAATCACCGCGGGATGGATAGCTGGGACCGTATTGTCCCCTCCTGGGACCGCGCCCCCGGATAATGCGTCCGAACGCACCCGTGTTATACCATCTACTAAAGTAATTGGCATACACGTTGGTCAAGATACTATCAGCATGTACATCATACTTACCTATCCGGATCTGTTCGCCGCCAAGCGACTTACCTCCGAATGCTGTTTTCGGATGTGTCCTGGCAATATAATCACGGGTCGCCCGCTGGGCCTCCCTTGCCGCCGCTGCTACATCCTGATAATATCCATGGTCGATATAATCCTGTATTTTACGATTCAGTTCTTCTAATGTCATATCAATAAAGCGGGGCTCAATTAAGAACCCCGCCTCCATAACTTAATCTTATTACGGTACAACAAACCCGGTTTTCTTTTCCGGAGCGCCGGAGCCGGTTGCCGTCAGGGACTTGGTAATCATGTCCTCGGATTCGGCAGTGATTTCCCACGCGGTCGGAGCAACAGTCAGATCATAATATTCCAGACTGTCCAGATCCACGATGGCAATGTTCAGCAACTTCTTAGCATTGCTGATGTCATCATCGATGATGAACTGCTCAATGGCTTCCTGAGCTTCGTTGTCACGGAGCATAATAACTTCTGCACTCACTTCAAAAGATTTGCTGGTAATGGCAGCGTTCGGCCACATCCCGGAGTCTTTGGTCTGCTGGCTGGAAGCCTCGGCAGAGAAGCTCAGGGAGTTACTGGTCAGACCACCCAACAGAGTCCATACAGGAGCCTGTGCGGTAGCGCCGGTGCCATAGTTCAGATACATTACCAGACGTTTTCCGGAAATACCCGTGCCGGCAGTATATGCAGGATATTTCGCTGCATCAATAGTAACAGCCATATTTTCACCTCATTCTTATAATTGATTTACCCGGAAACTGATATTGGTACTGCCGCTCTGCCATACCCCGTTGTCGGAGTATATCGGCAGATTAATGCGCAGCGCGTTCACCGTCATGCTGATGAGCGCGAACCCTTCTGCATTAAGCGCAGTTTGTATGGCATTCTTACCATCCTCACTACTCAGATAGTTCAGCACCGCTTCCAGTTTCTCAGCGATGACCTTGCGGCCTTTGTAGTTGGAATATATCTCCAGCTGCAGCGTGCTGTCCCATACCGCCACCGTCTTGGCCGGCGTGCAGTCGGCGTCAGCTGCGCCGAAGATACCATACGCAAATTCAGCCTGGCTTTTAAAATAATCCTCAATCTCATTGATGGGAACCGCGGAGTCAAACCATTCCAGCCCGATACCGTTTTCCGCATCAGACAGTACAGCATACACCGCTTTACTGATAGCCACAAAAGGAACTTTGTAGATCATATAATTTTCCCACCTCCATTGACCGCCGTCGCTGTGATCTGGATGAAATACGGAACACTCTCATCAATCAGTGTCAGCTCATTGATAAGATATGTGTAGCCACCATACGCCAGGCGCCAGCTTGTATCAATGCCAGGACACAGGCTCCGGATATCCCGCACAACAAAATACCGGGTATCACTGGTTACATAATCACCGATGAACTGCTGTCGGGTCTGGCTTTTTTGCTCGACCATCGCAAACAGTGTCAGCGCGGCTTCATATGTCGTGGAAGATATGCCACCCAGTTCGTCACGCACCGGAGCAGATGGGCGCAACAGCGTTATTTTATGCCGGAATCTTCCGGAGTTCCTGTGAAACATAATTCCTCCTGCTTATCAGAGAGCTACAGCAACAATCTTCTTGAACGCAGCTGCATAGGTGCAGATGTTGGTGTGGCGGCATACGGCACGAACCAGCACGCTGTTCTTTGCAAAGCCT